TAATTACGCGGGAATCAATACTCATTTTAAAGAATGTCATTAGAAAAGCAATCTCTGCATCAAAAGAAGAACGAATTTGTTCAGGAGTAGCCTTACTTCCTTTATGTTCCTCACTGCGTCTCTCCTCATTCCGTTTTTGCTCAAAAATTGCAGAATGAAGTAAATAATCAAGCTTCGATATAACTTGCTCATCACTCATATCCCGGATATCTACATTTAGTTGGCCCAACACCTGACGAACATCATCATAAAAGCCAAGAGAAACAAGAGTCTGACATATACGAAGGCTCAATAGTTTGGCACGTTCCTTCACCATATCCTCTTTGTCCATAATCATAGCCTGCATACCTGAAGGATTAACAATGCTTCTGTATTCGATAATTAATTTAGATGCCATCTCTTTAAGCATGCTTTCAGACACAGATCCGCGACCCGAAAGCAAACAAGCATAGTTTCCACATGAAAGCTCAATGAAATCATTCAATGTTATCTGATTTAATCTTTCAATCATAGCTATTTCAGTTTAGACAACTTATACAGTTCAAAATCACGGTTAGACGCATCCTGACGCTGCATTTTAAGACTCTTCATCAAAAGGAGATTTGTTCTATCAACTCTTTTTTCTAATCGGGAATAATCATTGAAAACAATGGTGTCACCGGAAGAAGATGCAAAATATGTCGGTGAAAATGTAGGAAAGTCCCAATCCGGCATATCAAAATTAGAGATATCTACCTTATCAACATCAGGAAAGACTTGTGCACCTTTAGGAATATCAACTAAAGTTGGAGCATCAGGAGTAATCCATGCTTTTCCAGAATACATGATAACCTCATGTTTACCAGCATCACCAACTAAAGCGGTACCGCCAGGATGCCTATCATTACCTTTAGTACCGTCTGCATAGGAAGGAATAGGAGTTGCAAGAATAGTTGCAACCTGAATTGCTCCCATGGCACCAATAACAATAGATAAAGGAATATTCGGTAAAGCTTCAGTTATTGCCAGTGCAGTGGCTATTCCAGCTTGAGCGACACTAGTCGCCTTTTCCCAAATGGCTTGTTTACGTGCCATTTCTTGTTTTTGTTTTTCTAGTTCAGCATTTTTTGCTTCTGTCAAAGATTTTGCAGCACGTTTACGCGCTTCTGCTTCTTCTTCGGAAATAGCACCTGACTCTGCCAGTTTATCAACCCGTTCAACATCTTTATCATATTTTTCATCATTAGCATCCTGCTCTTCCTCTATCTTATCAATTTGAGCATCATAAAGTGTAGAAACAAGATTTCCAATAGTCCCTACAGCTTGTGATGCAGTTTGCAACCATTTTTTGAGATTCTTTTGGCGTTCTTTTAACGCTTTATCTTCAGCTTTAGTAATATTTTGAATAGCACTTATCTGTAATTCTGCCTCCTTTTTAGCGAGAGCAGCCTTCAAAACATACAACTGAGTAACAATCTTAGTACGTTCTTCAGCAGTAATATTCTCAACGGTTAATTCCAGTTCCAAAGCTTCAATCGCTGCTTCAGTAGTCTTATGTGCATATTCAAGTTGTAAATTGTATTCCTCTATCGCATATTGCTCTTCTGTTATTAGCTTGGATGCTAACTTCTTTTTAAGAGCAAGCATATCCATTACATACGCAGCGTCACGTATCTCTTGCTCATGGGCTGCATTTTCCGCAATCAATGCTACCTGATCAGAAGCATACTTTCCGTAAATCTCTTGTTTTTTCCTAGCATATTTTTCATCTATCAATATTACATCTTCACCTGTTTTCTCTGCTGCATCAATTTCTGCTTCACGTTGCAATTCTAACTGGTGCAATTTCAAATCAAGTTCTTCCTGGGACCCCTTTTTTACAACAGCAAGAGCGTTCTCAACATCCTTCTTCTCACGATCAGAATTATACTTAATAGTAAACTCATCTAGCCTTTCCTGCATTTCCTTAGCTAAATTCTGACGTGTAGCAATTTCCTCTTTGCTATTACCCTTGACGGCAGCAATCTTCTTCGAGTAAGCAACACCAATTTTAGCAAGTTCTTTCTCCAGTCCCTCATCCATAAGAGCTAGTTCTGACTCCTGATAAGTTTCATGAATTTTCAGCTTCTCTTTGAGAGCTTTTTCCTGTTCACGTTTTTCTTTATCAGTAAGGACTGTTATACCTGAACCATTTTTGTCGTTACCCTTTGGACGGAACTTTTCTGCAATCACATCAAGTCCACGATTAAACTCATCGCTAGATGCTATTTTGAATAAGTTTTTAGAAAATTCCAACTGAGCCTTATCCGCTTTTTCTGCTTCCGACGTGTAATAGCCAAACATTTTAGCAGCACCATTCTTTATCCAAGACATATCTTCAAACTCTGATGTTGCATATTGAGCACGAGTTTTCATCCGTTTTAAAGCTTCTCTCTCTTGGGCCGTTACTTCAATACGTTTATTTTTCATTTGAATAACAGCTTTTGTGTATGCTTGTTCCTCTGTATCACCAGCATCAATAAGCCTCTTATATTCTGCCTGAAAATCTTTTTCTACTTCCAATAACTTTTTGTTCGCATCTTTTTTTGCAAGTGTTCTAAAATTATAATCTATCTTTTCTATTTTTTCTTCAGGAGATTTCAAATCATTGGCGATACCTCTTATTTTATCAGCCATCCAATTAAGAAACTCCTTAGCAGGTCCCGTTGACTCGGAGAAAGAAAGCATAAACGCTTCCCATGCTGAAGATAAGTTAGCAAGAGCTCCATGAACATTATCTCCCATCGTGTGAGCCATATCGCCCAATTCACGTTCTACACCAGTAATCTGTTCTCTAAGTGGTAATATTTTATCAACAGCGGTGAGAAAGGCATTAAAAGCGGCAACACTACGCTTATCAGTTAAAGAGTAGTATTCAAGTCTACCCCTTTTTCTTTTAGCGATTTCAATCCTTCAACTAACTCAGGCAATGTTTTAACGGGCTTACCTAACGCCTTTGCCAGCTTTCCATTACTATCAGCTAAATTTAGAAAAACATTACGGGTAGCAGTAGCAGCCATTGAAGCATCAAAGCCGGCATCCGATAATTTACCCAACAAAGCCAAAGTATCTTCAATACTGAAATTAAAGGCTTTTGCAACCGGTCCAACAATTGGTAATGCAGTAGCGAGATATGAAAACGACAATGCGCTTTTGGTTGTTGCGACAGCCATCGCAGACACATATCTTTCAGTTTCTCTTGTATCAGCATTAAACATACGAAGAGAAGCACCTGCCAATGAAGCCGCATCTGCTAATTCTGCCCCGGTAGCTTGTGCAAATTTTAGAACGTGCTCTGTTGCATCTAATATTTCTTTTCGAGTAAAACCTAGTTTAGCAAGTTCTATTTGCAAATCCGTAGCTTCGGATGCAGTGTATTTCGTTGTAGCACCCAAACGTTGAGCATCCGCAGTTAACTCCTTCACTTTATCAGAAGTGGTTCCTAATATTGCAGCAAGCCTACTATTAGCTAATTCAAATTTAACAATATCACCTACTCCTTCACGCAGTTTTGTAAATAAAGCAACAACTCCACTAACAACAGCTTGTGCACCAATATATCCAGCAGCCCACCCTTTCAATCCTGCACCAACTTTGTTTAGCCCAGGAGCCATCTCCGTTTTAAGCATCATTCCAGCATTCCGGGCAATAATTCCCATGTTCTGCATGGACTTATTACCGTTCTGTATTTCAATCCATGCCGCCTTTACTTCTTCCCGATATGCACCAATGGTCATTTTCTGTTGACTATATCGATCGGAATTTCGCTTTATGTAATCAGTGTTGATTCCAATAGTAGAATTAAGACGGGCAAGTGTACGAATATAGTTTTCATCCGTATCTTTCAAAACATCAACAGCCTTTTGTAGCTGCTTATTCATTTCCTTTGCTTGTGAACGGCTATGTACTTCCTGATTAGTCAAGGTAATAGCAGTTCTGATAAGTTTTAAACGTTCTTCTTCAGATAAAACAGCTTTCTTACGAGTAGTATTACCGGCATTCTGCGCTTTTGTCAAGTTAGCTTCCGCTTTAACAGCCTTTTCCAAGGACGCAGCATTATCCGAGTTTGCCTTGGTTAGTTTCTTCAATTCAGCAGCAGATAATTTCTCTACATTTAGCTTTTCCTCTATCTTCTTACTGACAGTTTGAGTTATTTCAGACTGTTTTCTAAGAGCCTCGGTTAATTCAGCAGATGCAGAGCCAGCCGTTTTTGCTTGGGTATTATAAAGATTACTCAACTTTTCAAGATCAGCAACGCCTTCTACATTTAGTTTCAAACCTTTTGCTAATTCTTTGGCCGCATTAACATAATCAGCCCTCACACGCTCAATAGTATTATCAAGCTCCACCAATTTCTGCAAATCGTTCTCATCAACGAAATCTTTTAATTTTAAATCTGCCATAATTACAGGTAATGTCTATATTCAACAATCTTTCCTTTTATCTCAACTCCTAGTTTATCAAAAGCATAGGTACCATCTTCTTTCTGATAAACGACATACATGCAACCATCCAAGACAGCTGCTTTCTTTGCAAGATCACTGATACGTTCCAGTTCACTCTGCATCTTTTTTATTTCGCAACTACAAGCCATTTTCTACCGATATCCACATTCTGAAAAGAAACGTTCCATCCAGGGACGGAGATACATAATATTAAAGTACTCTTTAGCTGTATCACCAATGCCTAAAATCTGCTCACCGTATTTCTTCTCAATAGAACTACCGTCCGTAAATCCTTTCGTTGAGAATCGAAGCCCGGAATCAATTCTATCGGCAGTTATGCTATCATAGAAAGTACCAGTAATAAAGAGGTTAGGTACCTCAACCGGACGCGGTGGCAAATAAAGCATCTCACTTCTAAGAGGTGGAGTTATCCTCTCCTTCCATCGTTTATATTGTTCCGCACGGTTCTGCCAGGGACCGGGCTCGTTAAAATAGGTGTCAGTATCATAATCAGGATTCAATAGATGTTCAGTACCGTCCAGACCGGAATATAATTGCTCCTGAATGCAATCAACGAGCACATTCTTATGTTCTTCCATACACCTAATACATTCCTCTTCAAACCCGGATGCAATGGAATGAATAACTCTATGTAATTCATCAAAATCTGCCATACAGTAAAAATATAACGGGCCGGGCTGTAATCACACCCCAGCCCGTCGGTTACTTAGTTATCGCATCGTACACTTCCGAGAGCTTCTTCTTGCGGTCAGCTTCCTTCAGTTCCTGCCACACGACTTTAATGT